TATGAAGTTAAAGAATCAGAAATCAAAGAAGGGAACGACATAAAAATGTTTGATTCTGGTTTTATACAAAACTGGACCAAGTTGGCTCGAGGAATTGTGAAAAGCCTCAAGCAAGAGACTGTTGAGTTCGAATGTCTTCAACCACAAAGCGAATTCAAAGTTGTTCAAGAACAACCTAAGTGCAACATCTTCTTTACTGTGGAAGATAAGGTTGTAGGCGAAGGTTTCGCCTCCGTTTTACCTGACGGAAAATCCTGCTTCATAACATGTTCACATGTTGCAATTGTACTAATAAGAGATGATGACAAGGTCGTTAGAGTTCATAGCTCTGACAAAAGCGCCTTGCTTAAAGATTTCGATATCTTAGCACCGTCGGTTGGAGAATCCTGCGTCATTGCAGTTCAACCTTCAATCTTCTCAGTTTTAGGCACTAAACCTTATAATCTAATTCGCGTCAAACAGGCCTCACCAGGTCCGATACGGATATTTGGGATTAGAAAGAACTTTACCAAAGAGATAATTATGTCTGAGGGTGAAATCAAAAGAAGTTCTTCTGCAACACACAAAACTGTTCCAATTTATTTTGAGCATGATGCTAGTACTGTTAAAGGTATGTCCGGAGCTCCTATCTGGAAAGGAAAAGAAATTATAGGCATTCATATGGCTTGTTTTAATGACACTAATTACGGTGAGCATATTTTCCTAACACATGGTCTTCATAAAATCATGCGAAAACATATTAATAAAACAGTTAGAAAGCAAGCAACAGTCACCTCTGTTGTTTTCGAAAACGACACAATTACAACACCACCGTTGGATGATGACGCTATCGATGAGGAAACTCAGCAAGAAATTGATGCAGAAATTGAAGCAGCTAGACAAGAGGAGCTAGAACAAGCTGCCGATGATAGAACCAGAGCTATGATTGACAGGAAATACTGGGAAAAGAAGCAAGACATCGTCGATTACAGTGATCTAGCTGTTTACGAGGCCGTCGTAGGTCAGAAACAACAGATCGGAGCGATCGACGAAAACTTAGCTATTAAACTTGGTGAAATATCTAAGAGAGGTAAAGAAAGAGCTAAGAATCAAAGAGCTGGTCTTGAAAAGAAATCCCAGCGAGCTGGAGAAAACCTTCAGCGCAAGAAAGGTAAAGGTGGAAAGAAAGGAGGACCAAGCGACACCTGGGGTGATTCTGCCCCAGTCATGGAATGTGATACTTGCGGTGTTGATTTGGAAATTTTGAGGAATGAGATTGAAACAGACATCTGGTTGGACGCTGCAGAGCAAGACCATGTCGTGTCAGTGATTGACAGACACGAAGAAGATGTGAAACAAACAATAGCTGAATCTGAAAATTTACCCAAAGTAGATTTGTCAAAACCCGAAGAAACAGCTAAAGCAATTGAGCAATCAGTCACGGAAACCGTGTCACCCAAAGTGAACACATCCCTTGATATCTTAGGAAAATTGGCCCCACCGGTCAAATTTGAATCTGACGTACCAGATGAACCAATTGTAGAATCTCAGGATTTTCACAGAGGTCAGAGTGGTCGGACCGAAAAGACTCAAGATTCCTCCTCAAAAGGCTCGGGCTCTGCTCGGAAGAGAAAGGGAAAGAAGGAGAAATCTGTGACCCAGATATTAAAGCCCTCTTCATCCTCTCAGAATCAGCAAGATCAGGAATCGAACTCTATCACAACTTTAGATACGATTCCGAAGGAAACCCAAACTTCAGAGATCTCGGAAGAGAAGGAGTTGGTTATGAAAATAACCGAGATAACCTTCGACATTCAAATGTTGGACGAGCAGATACTCAAAATCAAGGAAAAGATCAACCTATTTCGAACGGAAGAGAATCAAGCACCTTGGAAGGTAAAATTGCAGAACGTGATATCTCGACGAAAGGTTTTGGCTTTGTCAAACAAGGCAAGACGTTTGGAGTTGGAGCAAATTACAAGCCAAGTGCAAAGAGATCTCAGGGGGTGGAAAACGCTTCCAAGATAGATCCAAATTTCAACAATTTGCAGTTTCCAGATACCGGGGCTGTTGTCGAAAGACGCAGCCTCAAATACCACCTGCAACAATTCAAAGGTTCACGTTCAATTACCGACGATGAACTTAATGTTTTGTTTACCTATTACCGGGAATGTTTCCCCAAAGGAAGCGTTCCTCCAGAGCTTAATGTGCCAATGAAATCAAAAGAAATTCACTTTTCCGTAGATCGCATAAAGAGTTGTTTGGAGAAATTAAGTTTAGATACAGGTCCAGGTTACCCTTATTGTTTTCTTTATAAAAGTAAACGCGAGGTGTTAAATGCAGAACCTGATAACTTAGTTTCTTGTGTTATAGGTAGATTGAAATTGTATCATGCCTTAGATTATGAAGATCTAGGGTACCTTATGCCAACCCCGCTCGAACTTGTCTTGTGGGGGTTAAACGACTTTGTCCGAGTTTTCGTCAAGAACGAGCCGACAAAGACGTCTAAAATAGGCATTCGGGAAAGGATTATCAATAGCGTTTCATTAATTCAATTATTAGTAGAAATGTACCTCTTTGAAGAAGTAGACAACCCAAAGAAACAAACCTGGTTTCATGGACCAGGTTGTGTAGGTATTGGTTTTACCGATGCCATGGCCGAAGTTTTCACAGCTTCGATAGCCAGTCATGTTTTAGCTAGCAACAGACCCGATCTTTTGAGAACCACTGATGTTAAATCTATGGATTATTCTCAAAGTGAGGAGATCATCGCACTTAGCCCACTCCAAAAAGTGGTTACAAATGCTGCAGAGGGAACTATGTTCTCAAAGTTTGCTTTTGTTAATAATTATGTTCTATGCAGACCTGTATATGTTTTGTCTAACGGCGAAATATACACTCAGCTATACCCAGGCGGTAAAAGGTCAGGTGAGTATGATACCAGTCATGGTAATACTGTCAGTAGGACATCGTTAACATTCTTATGTGCTTTTAAGTTCGGAGCTGTTTCAATACAACCGAATGATTGTTTGGCCCTCAACAGGTCAAACGAGATTGCTACCTTTATAGTAAACGCCCCTATGCAAAGAGCGCAAGGAGATGATGGTATAGACCAAAAATACTGTCCAGACGATTTCATGAAAGAATTCTTCAGTGAATTTTCAATGGAATTAACCGGTTTTGAAACTGGAACTTCGTCTGATTTCTTGTTTTGTTCCCAGAAATGGGTTAATGGTAAATGTATTCCACAAAATATATTAAAACAAATGTATCATTTGTTATCCAACAAAGTTTATGATGAAGACAAGCTTAAACAATATATCTTTGATCACCACAATGATCCTGATTTACCTCGTCAATTAGAAATCTTCAGAACTTGCTGGCCCGGACACCCCCAAAGGGATGTACCACTAGAAGACTATGAACAACTCCTCAAGGAAGCGTTCCTAGATACTCCTCCTGGTTTCATGTCCGAGTTAGACTTTCAATAAAGTCCAGCAGAGTGTAATGTCACAGATAAACACTATAAACAAGCTGTGAATCCTACCCAAAGTAGGTTGTCGCATGCAATCCGGTGGGGATTGCAATACTTACCTAGAGAAATGCCTAATAAAACAATTAGTGAAATAAC